ATCCATAGCTGCTGCTCTTCGCATATTGTCTGCATTTTTTCTTTGTTGCTCTTCTATTTCAGAACCAGACATATTTGCATAACCACCTTGACGTTGTACATCCATTTCATTTAATAGCGTAGCTTGGTCTTGATTAGGAGTTCCTGTTCTACTGAACGGATTTTTTGCTCTTTCTTTTTGTAAATTTTTTGCAAATGTCTTTTTAGTTTCTGTAAATTTATCTGCTACACTTTGTTTATAGCTACCTTTTTTAGCATCAGCTATACTTTTTTTAAGGTCTTTATCATCCTCCATTTTAAATAAAGAAAATTTACCCGGTTTCATAGGCTCTAAGTCTATAATATTTCTCAATACATTATATTCATTTTTATCTGCGTATTCACCATTTACTAATCTTTTGGCAGCTTGACCACGTATATCTTTATCACTCGCTCTGAGTAATGGACTTGCAAATGGTATTACAGATGCAGCTCTAACTACTCCTTGGTCTACAAAATCTCCTGCTTTACCTAAACGTCCTGTTGCGGAGTCTAATTTAAAAGTTTTACTCTTATTATCCGTAAACCCATTTGCATAGTCAATACCAAAAGAACCTGCAGGACTTCTAGCTTCTAAATAGTCTTTAAATTTACCAGTAGGCACTACTTCAAGCTTAGCTGTAAGTTGGTTAGTTTCGGGGTCTCGCTCTAGCTCTCCTGTTTCTTTTACATCGTAGTTAAAAGACTCTGCTCCTCTGGGAGGTAAATCTCTTTGAGCAGATTTTCTTAATAGTTTGTCTTCCCTGTCTTTTTCTTCAGCAGTTATAGCAGGTCTTGCGGTGTCTGAACCTGAATCCTGTCCACTACCTGATGCTCTACCACGTAATGAAGGTGATTGATACACCGTATCTGTTTCTCCTCTAGGTCTAAAACCTTCAGGTATAGATTCTATAGGTTCTCCATTTTTAAATTTTATTAATCTTACATCACCTGCATCATTTATATATGGACGTGTTTCATCAAAATTAGCACCACCTAGAAGGTCTTGAAAAGATTTAGGTGGTTTAGGTTGTGGTAGCACTGGTTGTACTACATCTGGAACAGGTTGTCCTGTGAATGTTTGATTAACTGGTAATAATGTAGGTGCAGCACCAAATCCCGGTTGCTGACCTGTCGTAGGAGTATTTATATCAGGTGGCAAATATATTCCCTGTTGTGCTTCTACAACACCACCCTCTGCTAACTCTAAGTCATCCATATCAAACGGTATATCATCTGGCAATGTAGCTTCTTCAGAGTTACCCATCTGACCCATAGCTTCCATTACTTTTAAACCTTGCTTTGCTTTCTGACGCATCTTCATCAATGTATCAAGACCATAGTAACGAGTTACATCAGCAGGAAAAACAAACTCACCTTCACTAAGCATTGCAGGTATATCATCTCGTACTTCTTCTTTTAGTGAACCAATAGGAACATCATTACCTGACACTGGGTCTTTTGTGCCACCTTGTTCTTGCAATCCACCTTCATTGTTCTGTTTAGCTTTAGGTGGTGCAAACGACCTAAGTATTTCTATTACTTCTTCATCAGTCAATCCATACTTTTTCTTGTATGCATCAATATGCTCATCTAATTCTATAACCTCTGGTTTAGGCACATCTGTACCCTTTGCAGCTTTCATAAAAGCAAATTCTGTTTGTTCAGCTAGTGCCATTGATTTCATCCCTTAAATATTTTAATTTGCGTAAAGCTAACACCGCCCCTTGTGACCGATGTATAAGTATAGTATTATCTGATTGCTCTAATGTTTTTGTTTGTTGATTAATTAGATAATCTATATAACTACTGAATGCTTCCCACTGGCGGTTGTTGTTCACCAGTGGCTTGAGCTTGCTGAGTATTTGCTTGTTGTCCGACATTACCTGTAAATCCTTGTTCATTCGGCACAGGAGCTTGTCCTACACCTATATTACCACCACCTGTACCTGCAGTGTCCATAGCATCCACACCTGCTACAGGAGCTTCCTGTTCAGCTTGTGGTGCTTGAAACCCTTTCATTATCTCTGCTTGTAAGGCGGCTTCATCCATGTTGTTGGTTACTTTGTCGGGGTCTAAATCCATTGACTTTGCAATCTCTCTTATAATATATTGAAACTTAGCAAAAGGTGCAAGAGCAGGATTACTTGCTACAGATAAGAACTGCATAAGTCTTTGACTACGCACTTCGTTAGCCATAAGACTTTCTGTACCTCTAGCTCTCACCTCTAAGTCACCTTTTATGCTTGGGTCAAAGTCAAACTGCATGTTGAATCTGAATAAGCCCTCGCCTAAAGGTCTAAGTAAATAATCATCTACATTTTTTATAACTGTTTTTATACTACCACTTGCAGCATTCATTAACATTGATATGCCACTAGCAGTTCTACCCACACCCTGCACACCTGTTTGTCCATGTGCAAATGATGGAAAACCTGTGCTTTCATCTGCCAACACTCTAGCTTTATCAAACAGCATCATATTCTCTGACGATACGTTTGGAAACTTTGTGCCAAAGATAGCCTGACCGGGTGCGCCGCCTTGTCTTCTAAATATTTTTCCGGGATATAGTGAAAGGTCTTGACCGGGAACTAAGTTTGTTTCATCTACCTCTACAATTAAGTTACCCGATAACACTGCATTATCTACAGCCATACGCATAAAACCATTCATTAGAGTCTGTGTATCGTCCATATTCTCTGCAATACCTACACCAAAAAAGCTATATGGGTTTAGTTCGTATGGTGCAGCAACATAAGGTATCTTTGCAGGTTTGAATGGATTAAGCACCATTCGTATAAGTTTACCATTGCATATCCAGATGTTTGCTTGTAATTCATCAAAGTCTTGCAGTTCTGCAGGTATCTCAACACCTTGCTCTTCTATCAGAGCCGTATCTACCATGCCCCAATACTCTAACACTTCGAATCTATCTACACCATGTTCTGGTGCATAGTCAGATAAATCATCTTCCCAATAATATTTATTGTAGTTCTCGCCCATTTGTATGGCTTCATCGATAACTGTATCTCTAAAGTATGGACGCTTCTTCAACGCTCTAAGTTGAGAACGAGACATTTTGTGTCTCTCTAACACATACTGTGCTTCTTCCATGTTGTTTGCATCTGGGTCTGGATAAAAGTTCCAAACAGATACATAGTTTACTTGTGGCACTGTTTTAAATTTAGGGTCGTATGTCCCTTCATCATTCCAGTTTGGGTACTCTTTATCTACAGCAAAAGGTCCTTTCATTATACCTGTACCAAACAATGACATCTCAAATGATGCACTTCGTAAATGTTTGTTTGCTCCTGACTCTTCTAACTGGTCATGTATTTTTTTCTGCATATTTTTTGCAGCAATCATAGCAGGACTAAACGTAATAGCAGATGGTGTTTTTCCTGCACCCTCTTTTAGTTTATCTTCTACTGGCTCTAGTTTACTTTGTAAAGGACCTAACCTTTCCATTAAAGATGTTTCAGTCGCTCCCGGTGGCAAATCATTTCCATCACCTGCAAATCCATATGGACTTTGTAAATCACGAACCTGTTCAGGCTCTTGTGGGTCAAAGCTGACATCACCCACTACACCTTCTGGTAATTCTGTTGGTTCTACGGATAAGGGAAATTTTTGGTTGGCAAATAGAACATCTACTATTTGTCCATACGCTGCCAGAGTTTTAGTCTTTGTTACTTTTATAAATACACGAGACTTCTCTGCTTCAGTAAACTGCACATCAGGACCATATAATCCTCTGTAGTTTCTGTATGCTTTTAACCATCGTTGTTCATCTTGATATCTATAATCTTCTGAACGCTTGTAACGCTCCATTACAAATGGTATTATACTATTTATGTTGGCATCTTCGGATACAGAATCCTCTGTGTCGCTTAATGCTATGGAGTCTTCTTCCATCATTATATCTTCTTCAGCCATTTAGTCTCCTTAATATCCGAAAGTAGAATCTGCTATTGGCATATTGTTTCCCTTGCTCATTGTTGGGTCATAATCAAATATACTAAATCGTGGTCTTGACATTATACCATATCTTAACGCATCATACAAGTGGTCTTCTGCTTTTGTGTCTACATCCTCTGGATTCTTTTTGTCCAGTGGGATTGAGGGCAGTTGAGAGATGACATTTGTACAAGTATTAAAAAAAACCATACGTGGCTCTTCAGTAAACTCATCAACTTGTAATCTTCTGTGTATCTCATTTTTACCTGCAACCCGGCTACCCTTACTTCTGTCAGACGGTCTCCACCTACATCCTCTACCAATCATTTGTTCAGCCAAGCTAGGACCAGTATCCCCACGCTTATGCCACAAAGAACTGTCCAAAACACCATATCGAATATTGCCATCACCTGCTTCCATTTCTAATATCATGTCTGCTAAATCTGTGGCTAATACTTTCGATACGTACAACTCCCTATATACTACAAGCTGTTCACTCGGTGATACAGCAAACCATATAACTCCTGTGTAACTTCCATATCCATAGTCACACGCTCTAAACTTTACCCAGTTAGATGGAATATTAAAAGGCTCGACAACATGAAGGTCACGGTTGAACTCAGTAAAAGCTGCACCTTCTTTAATGTCCCAATCCCCTTCCAATAACTGTCTCCTCTGTTGCTCTGGGAGCGAGAGTAGCATTGCTTCATAGTCTCCAGACTTTGATAGGAATGGGTTATCGGATAATCTTGCCGGTATAAACTTCCTTTTGAAGAGAGCCTTTCCTGCTTTAGAGTGTCCAGATGGGTAGCGTAATACTTCTCCTGTTTCGATATTTGTTGCATCAAATGCCTTTCCGTATGCCGAGGGGTCTATAAACATTTTCTTAACCCAAGCGTGACCTCTACCACCGGGGTTTGTTGTTGCTCTCATAAAGATGGGTAGGTCTGGAGCAGTAGAACGTAAACGACTTCGCATATAGTTCCAAGCGTATGGTGTTGCCCATTGAGTAAGTTCATCAAATCCTATCCAACTAAATGCCAAACCTTGATATCGTAATACATCTTCATCTCTATCTAGGTAGGACATCCATAATCTTGCACCTGATGGTGCAGTCCACTGCATCTTTCTCTCTGACCACTTAATCCCTTTCCATATTTTAGGATAGAGTTCTTGACTTTTAAATATAAGTTCTCGTAACTCTTCTGTGGTGTGTCGCAGTAGAAGTCCACTAAATGAGGGGTGTCCCATGTACCGTAGTGGGTCTGCCAACATCGCGTATGACTTTCCACCCCCTGCTGAACCTCCGTACAAAACTTCTCGTTCACTTGCAGCTAAGAAGTCTGTTTGAGGTCCTTCATTCGGCTTAAACAAAACATTCGCATGCTCTTCAATAGATTCTGTTTCATGTGAAACTTCTTCTATCTTAACCTGTGGCTCTTGCGCCTGTTCTTTCTTCTTCAAGGGCTTTCGCTTTGGCGATTGCCTTTTCCGCATAGTCTGCCCACTGGCGGATGCCTTTAGCTTGGTTCTTACGTTGTCGCTCATTCTCTAATCGTTTTCTTAATCCTACATGTGATATGTAGCGTCCTGTCTGAGTTGATATCCAATTTGCTACTTGTCGATATGAATACTGATTTACATATGTTCTTGCTTTTTCTAACAAATTTAGTTCATCGGGTACAGGTCGTAAAACGTCAGGGTCATTCTCGTCTTGTACATAACCGAAAGGTATAGTTCTGGCAATACGTGGTATAGATATCCACTCGTTATCTTCTTTTATATCTGTTGGTTGTGGTAACTTCCACCTGCCAATGCTTCTAGTCATCGTCTTCCGTTGGTGCTTTTGGTGGCATAAGCATCACACCACCTGTTGCTTCTACTTGCATCTTTTCTGTTTTTACTAAACCTACTCTGTCAAGTATTTCTTTTGCTGCTGTCATCTTTTCTTTGATGCCTAACTCTGTAGGTTCTAGCAAAGCTCCTGTCATTGACATTGCAGCTCTCGGTGCGTTACGTGCCATCCACATTTGAGTCGCTTCAAGTATTTCATCTTTTAAGCCTTTAACAATGTCTGCAGTGCTAGATGTGTCTGCATATCCTGCAAGCTTTTTTGCTATAGTAACATTACCACCTGCTTCATCAAATAAAACATTTAATAGTTTCTGTTGCTTTTCTGTTAGTTGTCTTGTCATCTTTTTTTAAACTCTTTTGTAAACTTTATACCTAAATAATTTCTTCGTATATCAGGTCGTAACTTGCCACCTTTAATATTCATATGAGGGTCTGTTATACCTCCACCAAATAAAGAATCTTTTTTCTTTTTAGTAGGAGTAAAATTAAATAAAGATGCTGTATTAAACTTCTTTCCTGTTAAATTATCTACAGAGGAGTAGCCATATTTTTTTCCATTATCCATATTAACACTTCCACCTTCTTCTTGCCTGTCGCAGTCTACTGTTTGGATTCTTTGCTGCTTTAGGAAACTTTTTCATCTGTCCTGCACTTCTAGCACAGAAAGACTTTCTTCTTGCTGCTCTAGCTTTACTTCTCGGTTTACTTTCTGTAACTGCTGTCTGTAGCTTTGAACCGGGATTTCTGCGTCTATACTTAGCTACACCTGCAGCAGTCATACCTGCGCCTTGTGAAGTGGGTCGCTTGTCCCCACTTTTTACAGACATACCCTCCATGCCTTTTTTCTTGGGTCTTCCTGCAGATTTCTTGCGTCCCTTACTCATGTTGTCAATTGGAAGTGAGGACCATCGATGAAGGGGCGGCGCGACTGTGAACGTCTGAGGTCTATATAAGCATTCATAGCTTGCTCCATTGTGCCATCCCATTTTGTTATATCATCTATTTGCCATGCTGCTCCCCAACAAATTTTAGCTCCAGTTTCAAGAGCAGCAGCTTTCATAGCGTCTGCTATGTTATCATAATCCACTATATCCCAAGATGGCTCTCCAGAATCATAAGCCATTAAGTCTACAGCGTGTGAATACCCATCTTCTTGTACAAGATGTTTAGATTTCATCGTTTGTGATTTTCCGGATTTATAAAGCTTCTCCTGAGTGGCTAAATCCCTGACTCCATATATTACACCAAAGTCTGTATCCGATTTTTTTATAGCTAACTTTACTGTCTCCACTAAATCAGGATGCACTCCTACAAGTCTTTGAAATGAGCGTTGCGATAATTTAAACATTGGTAATCTCCATTTTGCCATTAAGTATATTTTTTTCTATCTCTTGCTGTTTTCATGTACTCTTCTTGCAAAGATTTTTTTAGCTTGTCTAAGTTTCTCTCTTTAATATACTTTCGTATAGGGTCAACCATTTCTTCTTTAATAACCCCTGCTACCTTTTTACTCTTTTTAGCTTTCTTAGTTTTGTCTACAGTTTTATGTTGAAAAAATTTAGCTGTCATTTCTTTTTCATCCTATTAAAAAATTTACCTGCAGAGCGTGTGGCAAAACTCGCACTTACGATAGCTCCTAACGCAATTTGATACCACTGCGGCATACCTGCAAGTGCTTCAAATCCATCTGCTACTATACCCCTACCCCACTCACCACAGAAGCTCAGTACTAGAGGAATGCTGAATAATAAGGTCAACCATTCGTCTTTCCACGAGGACTGTGATGCCCTCATAGCAGCTAAGTCCCAATCAATCTCGCCTGTTGCTTCTTTCATACGAATAGTAGCTTCGGCTTTTTGTATCGCTGTTTTACCTTCAATATATGATGAAGCTAAACTAGATACAGAACTCAGTATTGTGCCTATCATTTTCTTGCTCTGTTTCTACTACGACTTATTACTCGTAGATTTCGTGGTGCATTATTTCTAGGGTTTTTATCTATATGGTCTATATCTTTGCGGTCACCCTTACGCACCGTTCCGTTTCGTGTTAATGCTCGTCTAACTTTATTTCTAGAAGCTCTGTTCTTCTTTTCATTGGGCTTACCACCACTTAATGCATACTCACGTTTATAGTTTCTAACCATTGTCTTTGCATGTGCATGTATCTGAACATTTTTTGTTTAACAAAGCACACCATAACCTTTTTAAATATCTAATCATCTCTCTTCTCTTTCCATTCTTTTGGGTTCGGATTTCTCTGCCCCCATCCAGATTGCAAAGCTTCCTGTCATCGCTCCAGTAATCACGGATATTAGCCCTGCTTGCTGTGTGGTCAACTCTGGCTGACTCAAAGCCCATTCTATACAGCGTATGTAAACGCCCGTCATAACTAACATCATAAGTCTTGGTAGTATTCTCCATTTGTCAAGAGTCTCTGGGGTCATCTTTGTCCTTTATAACTTCCTCTACCCAATCACCGTTGTCACCAGTATTTTCACATACTTTACATACATCATCTTCTATGTAGCTTCCACATACTTCGCAGGTAGGTTCATAAAACATTAACTGTCTACACTATTTCGTTGTGCCAAGATTTCTTTAAGATTCTCTCTACGAACACACACAATTCTTTCAAAAGGTCTTCTACCATAAAACTTCCACATTGTTCTAATAAAAGGTTCAGGGTTATTGTTTACAAAATCCGCACATTCTGTGACACTATGAAAATGTCCATGCTTGGGTTGTTTAAACACGAGTATATCTTGCATACCATCGCTATGCACACCCATCATTATGGCTACTGCAAGCCACGCTTCAGCTATCATTTCATACTCTTCGGTTTTCTTAATGGCACTCTAACTGTACCTATCTTATCAATATCTTTTGGTTTTCTTAGGGGTTTCTTTATTTTACCATTACTGCCATTTGCAAGCTTATCTGTTATGGTATATTTACTTAGTTTAATATCTTTAGCTTTGTCTGACTTACTGCCTAAATTTTTTCTTTTTGCTTTTTCTTCTGCAATCACCATTCGCACTAAAGTATCATACTGTGATTGTGTTCTAGCCTGTTTTAATTTTCTCTTCATAGTTGCTGACAATCTAAACTCACGTTCTAGTGCAGCTACACTTGCTAGTTTTACAGTTTCTCCTGCTAGTTTAAATTTATTTCTAGCAGACATGCCTGTCTTTTGTCCCACATTTCCTATTCTGTCTTGTCCTTTAGATGTACCTCTGCCTGTAAGCTTCTCCATGAAACTAGGTTTTGCTCTATCTGATTTTACAAGAGTGCTTTTATCTCCTTTTCCAAAATTAGAAAAAGAACCATCAAGTCTTTTTGCTTCATCTATTTGTTTTTGATTAGGACTTTTTATTTGTCGAGAGTTTTTAAATCTACCTAACAGTTTAGGAAGTTGTGATTTAGTGGTTCTAACTAATACCCCTGCTACTGATATTATTACTGGTAGTACCGGTGCCATATTTATTCTCCTTCAAAATATCCTATGTTATGTAACTTTTCTATAACTTCGCGTTTTCTTAGCGATTTTTTTAGGCTGTTTGACAAATTGCTTTCCTGCTGCCTTGCCTTTTCTTTTAGCTCTAGTTGTCGCTGCGTACTCTTGGGGTGATAGAGCCTTGATTGCAGCTTCTGGTAGATAACGCTCTCCAGTTTTTGCACTGGGCTTACCACTCTTGGTTCTCCACTTTTGCTTTGTCCATGATTTAAGTGACCTTTGACTTTTTGCGAGTGCCATTCTTTTTTGCCTTACTGGGTAATATCCCTTTATTAACTGCTCTAGCTCTTTCGCTAAACCCTAGCTTTTTTCCCTGTTTTACTTTTTGTCGTATTGTTTGTAGTTTTGCGACCATGCTGTTTCCTTATCTGTTCTTTTCCTAGTTTAGCGATTTTAACAACTTCTGTCTTACCCATTACTTTAGCACGTTGTTCCATCACTGTCAAGATTTGGATTTTCCTCGCAAAAGATTTTTTAACCTTTTTAACCTGCGCCACAGTTCTCTTGGCATCAGCCACAGTGGCAAATCTAATAGGGACTGTATCTTTGGGATTTTCATCTGTATATAATCTGCGGTCACTTCCTTTTGGCTTTTTGCCTGTGCCTACCTTTGGGTCAGCCATTACGACCTGTAACCCCCACCTGCATCTTTATATCTTTTAGCAAGCATCTGTGCTTTTCTTGCAGACCATTGTCCCGGTGCGCCGCCTTTGCCCCCTGCTTTAATTGCTGAGAACATACGCTTTCTCATTCCGGGTTTAGTATAGTTACCTGCTTTGTTAACTGTGCTTTTCGCTTTTGCCATTTCGACTCTCCCAATATTCTTCACCATAGTGGTGAAATATCTCTTCGCCTTTTGATATATTCTTTACCGCTTTAAATCGTATAAAGTTATTATCATCATGTATCTCCCATTCAGCGTTGGGGTCACTACTATGGTTATACATCATTGCGTTCCCTAATGGAACTAAATATTCTTCTTCTTCATTTGGTGTACCAAACACATAATCGTGTAAGATACAGGTGTTGGTCATATCAGAATCATCAGTAACAAGATAATAGCACAGTTCAAGTGTATCTCCTATGTTGTAGTTCTTGTCAGCGAAAACTCCAAAGCCATGCACCGATGACTCTGACAAGTAGACCATTAGCCCCCTCTTTTCATTTCCTCAAATATTTTAAGAAATTCAGCAGCTTCTTTTCTAGTAAGCATATCCTTTTTACCAGAAATTCTAGCTGACCTAGCTATCATAGCATCAAGAATATCATCTTTAGTTATAACTTCAGGTCGCAGGGACTTTCCTACGGCTGTTCCCTTCTGGGCTTTTAGGACTTTTTTCCTTTCATAGATGCACCTCCGCGCATCATTTTTTTCTTCGCCATTTTAGCCATGCCGCCGCCCATCATCTTCTTCTTTGCGGACATGCCACCACGCATCATTTTCTTCTTCTTTGCCATCATGGACATTCCTCCACCACGCATTTTCTTTTTAGCCATTTTTGCTTTGCCATGCACTGCCATCTCTCAGTCTCCTTCTGTCTAGCACTAATGATTCAAACACATCTTTTGGAAAGTGTTTGTAATACCCAGACTTCTCCAGACTTAGTGCTGCATCGTCTAGGGTGGATAGCCGCTGCACGAATACCATGCAGTAGCTTAGATTCTCGTCTGTAACACCGTCATCAACGA